AGAGATTGCAGAAGCAGAAGCGCGCGCGCTTGATTCATATCCTCCAACAGAGGGGATGATTGAGGAAGCGCAACGCGGTTTGGATTGGCGCAATGAGTACGGACGTGGTGGAACTGAGATAGGTATTGCACGCGCACGGGACATTGTGAATGAGAAGAACCTTCCCATTGATACTTGGCGCAGAATCAAAGCCTACTTTGACAGACACCAAAGTGACCGTGATGCAGAAGGATGGTCACCCGGTGAAGACGGTTATCCATCCAACGGACGCATTGCATGGGCATTGTGGGGTGGAGATGCTGGATGGAACCGTTCACAATCCATCATGGAAGATGTGAGCAACGATCAAGAAACTGTGAGGTCTGAAATGGAAGACATCGAGACAGGTGTTGCAATTGAAGAAGAATTGTCAGCACCAAAAGTCCGGTACGCAATGCTGGAAGCGGAGCAACGTCGCGTCAACGGACGTGAGGTTGAATACCGCACCATGGAAGTTGGAGGATTAGAACTCCGAGCAGCAGACACAGATGGTTCTCCTGTGTTCTCCGGTTACGCTGCTGTGTTCAACTCACCGTCTGAACCACTTCCGTTCACAGAGACAATTGCGCCTGGTGCATTCCGGCGCACACTCAAGAGTGAACGTGAAATCCGTATGTTCGTAAATCATGACTCTGGTCAGCCACTCGCAACTACCCGCAATGGCTCACTCCGGTTGAGTGAAGACGCGCGCGGTTTGCGTGCAGAAGCAGACCTTCCAGACACCACCGCTGGACGTGACCTTGCAACCCTCATTGAATCAGGGGTTGTTCACTCCATGTCATTTGGGTTCTCAATTCCCCGTGGAGGTGACTCATTCTCTGACAACGGTCAGACGCGTGAGTTGCGGGAAGTCATTCTGCATGAGGTGTCAGTTGTGACCGGATTCCCTGCGTACAAAGCAACCTCAGGGGTCACGGTTCGCAATACTGAAGAAATCGCCGTTGAAGAAGTAGCAGACCGTGGTCTCCCGGTCGCTCTTGCACAACGCATCTTCGACCTGAACAGCAAACGCTGAATCAGGTTGAACCTTCGCAGACCGGAGTTGATGCCCGGTCACATCCCGATGTGACCACCATTGACCACCACTTGCGTTCATCATAAAAACCAACAGTCCATTGGAGGACAGACCATGAGTGAAGAACTCATCTCACGTCTGACCGAACAGCGCGCGCGTGCATGGGAACAGGCCAAGAGCCTTCTTGATGACGCGGCTGCTGAAGGTCGAGACCTTACCGGCGAAGAGTCGGAACAATTCAACCGCATGAACTCAGACATTGACGCACTTGACGCACGTCGCACCTTCCTTCTTGAGGGTGAGAAGCGTGAACGCGCCATTGATGAGTCCCGTTCAGCACTTGGCCTTCCCGCCGACTTTGCAGCCCGTGAGGTTGCACCCGGTGTGAAGAATGATTCAGACATCATCCGTGAAATTGCTCTGGGTGAGCGTCGCAACCATTCGTTTGAACAGCGCGATGTGTTGAAGTCCAGCACCGGTTCACCGGTTCCGACTTCTTTCTATGATCGCCTGGTTGAACAACTCGTGATTCAAGGCCCAATGCTTGATGGCAACGTGGTGACGATGCTCACCACCACGTCAGGTGAGAGCCTTCAGATCCCGCGTACCGCGTCGTACACCGCTCCTGCTATTACTGCAGAAGGAACTGCTATTGCGGAATCGGATCCGACGTTTGCTGCGTTCATTACGCTTGGCGCGTTCAAATATGCCGCTAGTTTTCAGCTCTCGCGAGAGGTCGTAGAGGACAGCGGTATTGATCTGCTTTCGTTCGTCGCGTCGCAGGCTGCTGTTGGCATGGGCACCGCGGTGAACTACGGACTCACGGTTGGAACCGGAACGGTTCAGCCTGTCGGTATCGTCACCAATGCAGGCTCTGCTGTTACCGGTGGAACTGGTGTTTCTGGTGTTCCGACTTATGAAAATCTGGTGGACCTCGTTTATTCCGTGGCATCACCGTATCGCCGTCGTGGAGCAGCATTCCAGATGAACGCTGCAACCACCGCTGCTGTCCGCAAGATCAAGGACGGAAACGGTTCCTACATCTGGCAACCGTCTTTCCAAGATGGTCAGCCGGATCAGTTGCTCGGTCACGCTGTTCTGGAAAACCCAGACATTGCGTCTGCTGCAACCGGTGCGCGTTCGGTCATCTTCGGTGACTTCGCTTCTGCCTATTTCGTCCGACAGGTTCGCGGTATCGATGTGAGTCGAGACGATTCAGTTGGCTTCCTCAATGACCTGATCACCTTCCGTGTCACATGGCGCGGAGATGGCAACGTTGTGGATGCAAACGCTGTGAAGTATTTCAAGGGTGGCGCGTCCTGATCGGACGCATCATCTGAGTTCGCGGGAGATGAAGATATCTGCAGGTCGGCCCGTACCTGTTGCGTCTTCATCTCCCGCACCACGGGCAACACTCACGGGCCAAGGAGAAAACAACATGGGCAAGAAACGGAACAACAATGCTGGTTCTCATTCACGGAGCGGAAGTGGAACTTCCCGACTGGTTAGCGGAACCGCTGCTGGACGCTCATCGAGCGCAACCGGTTATCTCATCCACTCCAACGCACCGTGGACCGGAACCGGATACGGAGTCCAAACCGCCGCACTCGCGCAAGCAATCAAACGCGAAAAAGAAACCGTCACCCTCTCAGTCAACTACGGACTGCAAGGGGGAATCTCCAGTTGGGAAGGTATCGAAGTCCTCCCCTGCGGATTCACCCCATACTCAGCAGATGTCCTCTCAGCGCATACCAAGTACGCAGAAGAGACAACCAAAAAGCGCACAGCGCTGATCACACTCTTTGACTGCTGGGTGTTCAAGTCTCACAAGATCGATGATGTTCCCGTGATTGCATCATGGGTTCCTATTGATCACACACCTGCACCACCAGATGTTCTGGACTGGTGTCAGCGGGACAATGTTCTGCCAATTGCAATGTCCCGCTTTGGGGAACAGATGTTGCACAACGCAGACATTGATTCAATGTATGCACCACACAGCGTTGACACATCCGTGTTCAAACCGGATGCAACAATTGGTGGTGCGCCTGGACGCACAGTCCTGAACATTCCTGAAGACGCATTCCTAGTTGGAATCGTTGCAGCCAATAAGGGAACGAACCCGCTACGCAAAGCGTGGGGAGAAAACCTTCTGGCAATGGCACAGTTCATGCAGCAGCGTGAAGACGTGTTTCTTTACATTCATTCTGAGAAGCGTGGCGCACAAGGTGGAATTGACCTTGTGAAACTTGCTCACGCATGTGGCATCCCTGAAGACCGTCTGGTGTGGGTTGACCAATGGGCCTACTACGCAGGACTTCCACAAAGTGTTCTTGCTGGAATCATGGCATCACTTGACGTTCACCTGATGTGTTCCCGTGGTGAAGGTTTCGGAGTTCCAGTCCTTGAGACTGCAGCGTGTGGTGTCCCATCAATTGTGTCTGCGTTCACCGCTCAACCAGAGTTAGTTGCAGATCACGGTTGGGTCACCGCTGTTCAGCCTGATTGGGACGCTCTGCAATCCTCATGGTTTGCAACACCACTCATTCATTCCATTGTAGAGAACCTGCAAGATGCGTATCTGACCTCAGTCAATCCTGAGCGACGCGCTGCAGCCCGGTCTCATGCAGAGTTCTATGAACATTCCCAAGTGTTCAACCGGTATTGGAAACCCATTCTCACAGAGATTGATAAGAGAATGGGTGAAGCATGATCCCGTGGAACCTTCTTGGTCACAGGCTCACAGCCTTTGAACGAATCACCGCAATGCTCCCAGAGGGTTGCGTGATTCTCGAGACTGGAACAATCCGTGAACCGGGGAACTGGATTGGTGACGGACAATCAACGGTTGTCTGGGATCACTATGCAGGTATTCGCTCAGGTCATGTCACAACCATTGACCTAGATCCGGGATGCGCTGAACTTGTGCAACGGATGAACCTTCTCAACACAACAGCACTCACCGGGGATTCCTTGCAGGTCATCCCAACACTTGACCTTCAACACGTTGACTTCCTGTATTTGGACTCCTTCGATGTTGACTTTGCGAACCCGGAACCAGCGTCTGAACATCATCTCTCTGAACTCAACCTGTGTTGGCATCTGCTCACCTCTGGCTCAATCGTCGCCGTTGACGACAATCGAAACGGTGACGGCAAGGGGACAGCAGTTGCAGCTCACATGGCTGAACACAACATTCCTGAAATCGTCAGCGGATATGTCCGCGTGTGGAGACTCCCGTGACAATCACAAATGGCTATTGCACCCTTGCTGAACTGAAAGAGATCCTCCGCATTCTTGACACGGTGGATGATGAACTGTTGGAAGCACGCATCAATGAAGCATCAAGGGTCATTGATACTCATTGCAACCGCCGGTTCTATGCAGACGCTGTTGCGTCTGCACGGTTGTTCACTTCCATTGATGGTTCAACCATCTTTGTGGATGACATCGCTTCAACGTCTGGTCTGGTTGTGAAGTCTGATGCAGCGGGTGATGGCACCTATGCAACCACCATTGCTGCAGCAGACTTTCAAGCGGAACCGTTGAACGCGATTGTGAAGGGGAACCCCATCACTTCTATTGCATCGAGAATCTACGGTGCGTTCTCAATGGCTGCTGTTCCTGCTGGATGTCAGGTCACCGCCAAGTGGGGTTGGCCTGCAGTCCCAGACCCTGTTCACTCAGCGTGTCTGATCCTCGCAGGTCGTCTTGTGAAGCGTGGTGACAGCCTCCTTGGTGTCGCTGGTTTCGGTGAGTTGGGCGCAATCACAGTCCGGGCCATTGATCCTGACGTCGAACGGATGTTGCGTCCGTACAGAATCCATGTGGTTGCCTGATGGCTGGGAACGCTGCAGACCTCCACGATGCGATAGCACGGGCCTTGGCAACTGTGCCTGGTCTCAGAATCGCTGACCATCTCCCTGAACAGGTCTCACCGCCAATGGCTGTGATTCAGATTCAGTCAGTCACCTACCACCGTGCAATGCAGGGTGGGTTGTCTGAGTGGAAGTACGTCATCTCTGTGATTGCTGGACGCATGGGAGACCGTGCAGCGCAACGCACGTTGGACTCTTGGATGTCATGGGATGGCGCACAGTCCATCCGTGCAGCCATCGAGTCAGACAGAACCCTTGATGGAACCTGCTCAACATTGATCATGGAAGACATGATCACAATCCGTCCGCTCTCAATTGGTGATGCTTCCTATCTCACCTGCGAGTTCAATCTTTCCATTCACGCATGACAAGGAGTGTTCCTATGGACACCTTCAAAATCGTTGGCTCACACAATGTGGTGGGTCACGAACCGGGAGACATCATCACAAGTGGTGACCTCGCCGGAGTAGATATCCAGCATCTCATTGATGCTGGACATATCGAACCCACCAGCAAAAGCCGCAAGGCTGAACCCAACAACAATCAGGAGGACTGATGGCTATCGTCATCACCAACGCAAATGTGAGCATCGGCGGTGTGGATCTTTCTAGCCACATCACGAAGGTCACACTCAGCACGATGCGTTCCGAGATCGAGACAACCACGTTTGGCAATGTTGCAAAGCGTCGCGTTGCTGGTCTTCAGGACAACAGCGTGTCAATTGACTTCAACCAAGACTTTGCAGCAGCGACCGTGGAAGCAACTCTCTATCCGCTTATTGGTTCAACTGCTCAGATCATCATCAAGCCCAATGGCACCACAACCGGCACCGCGAATCCGTCATACACATTCAACGCGCTCTGCGTAGAATTTACTCCCCTTGACGCGCAGGTGGGTGAGTTGTCAACCGCCAGTATCAATTGGCCGATTGATGGAACCATCACAAAGGCTACTGCCTAGTCATGGCCGCGCTAATGCGTCTCCGGGTGGTCCCTGCTGATGGGGCAACGTATGAAGTGAACGTGACACCAAAAGTGATTGTTGGTGCGGAACGTCAGTTCGCAAAACCAATGTCACAAATCTTTGGTGAGAACGCTTCGTTTGAAGCGCTCTGCTGGACAGCGTGGAAGGCATCTCAGTCTGCTGGAGTCATCGTCAAACCATTTGATGAATGGTTAGACGGTATTGATTCCATCGAGGCTGCAGAGGCTGAACGCGTCCCTTTAGAGATTCAATGACAATGCTGGTGGCACAGGTTGCTGTTGCCACCAGCATTGCACCCAATGAACTGTTGGACGCACCGTCTGACGTGTTCTGGGCAATCGTTGCAGTCCTAAAGGAACAGGCAAGACAGAACTCGAGGAAATGAAATGGCTCTGAGCATCGAGCAAGTGCAAGCGAACAAAGCAGAGTTCGATGCTCAGATTGCCATTCATGGATATGACGCGTTTGTAGCTCAGATGAAACGGTTCTCTCCTGAACTTCTCAAGGAGATGAATCGTGAGATCAATTATGTGTTGCGTCCCATCGCTGACAAGGCCAAGGGGTTTGTCCCTGACCAACCGTTGTCCGGTTGGAACTACGGTGGAGACGGTGCGAGATATCCCGGGACTTCACCTGAAGCACGGTCTAAGGGTGGGAGTGGTCTCCCATATTGGAATGACTCCCTAGCCCGTTCCGGTATCCGTGTGAAGAAGGGTGGCAGACGTGAGAAGGGATCCTTCACTAAGGACTCATGGTCCATTCTGAATGACTCCAAAGCGGGTGCAGCATTGGAGTTCATCGGTGTTGGTTCCCCTAACTCCTTCACCCTCGCAATCAAGCGCACACAAGGCAAACCGGGACGTTTGATCTGGAAGGCATGGGATCAAGTCAACGGGGAGAACAAGGTTCGTGCAGCGGTAGTCCTGATTATCAATGACTATCAGCGCGCGTTCATGGATGAATACAATCGGAAGTGAGTTCCCGTGGCAGTAGTAATCCCAATCACAACAACCTTTGACCGTAAGGGTGTCGAGCAGGCACAAGCAGAGATGGCAAAGGTCTCTGGCGCGGTTACTGACACACAGAAGAAAATGTCTAAGCAGTTCAAGATGCTTGGTGCTGCTGTTGGTGCTGCTGCAGTTGGAATTGGTGTTGCGGGAACAATGGCATTTGTTGACTTTGAACGGTCAATGAATGAGGTGTTCACACTTGTGCCTGGAACGTCGCAAGACGCTCTGGACGCAATGACCAACTATGTGAAGAAGTTCTCAAAAGAGTTTGGGGTTCTTCCAGAGAAGATTGTCCCTGCTCTCTATCAGGCTCTGTCTGCTGGTGTTCCTCAGGACAATGTGTTTGCATTCTTGGAGACTGCACAGAAAGCAGCCAAGGGTGGTGTCACGGATCTGACCACCGCTGTGAATGGCATTTCATCTGTCGTCAACGCGTACGGTGCTGACATCATCAATGCAACTCAAGCGTCTGATCTGATGTTTACCGCTGTTCGTATGGGCAAGACCACTTTTGAAGAACTGTCCAACTCTCTGTTCAATGTCACCCCAATCACTTCTGCATTGGGTGTGAAGTTCGCTGACGTTACCGCTGCAATGTCTGCAATGACCGCGCAGGGTATCCCAACCAATGTTGCGTCAACGCAACTCCGACAGTTGTTCGTGGAACTTTCCAAGGAAGGAACCAAGACTTCTGAAGTATTCGAGAAGATCAGCGGGAAGTCCTTCAAGCAATTTGTCACAGAGGGTGGCAACACCCAGCAGGCTCTGTTGCTTCTCGAGCAGTACGCAAAGAAAACGGGTGTGGGAATCAATGACCTTTTTGGTTCTGTTGAAGGTGGCTCTGCTGCTCTTGCCCTAACAGGCAAGGGGACAGAAACGTTCTCTAGGAACCTTGACGAAATGGGCAAGTCTGCGGGTGCAACTGAGGGTGCATTCACCCAAATGGATCAGGGTCTTGGTCCCCTCATTGACAGGTTCAAAGCGTGGGCTGCAGTTCTTCTCATTGACATTGGAACAAAACTTGCTCCAATCATTGAGAACATAGTCAACTGGTTTGATAAGCATCGAGTCGCCGCGTACGCACTCGCAGGTGTTATTGGTGGAGTTCTCCTTGCAGCTCTTGGTGCCTACATCATTTCTGCAGGTATTGCTGCAGTAGAGACTCTCATTCTTGCGGGACCGTTCATCCTTCTTGCTGCTGCAATCGCAGTTGTGGTTGGTGCGTTCATTCTCTTTTACACAAAGTTTGATGAGGTGATGAACTTCATCAAAGACCATCCCGCTCTTGCGCTCCTCATTGCAACAATCATGCCCGTTCTGATTCCCATCTTTGCGATTGTTGCAGCAATCAAGTTCCTTCAGGCCAACTGGGACACCATATGGAATGCAATTCAGGGTGCAGTCCAATGGGCATGGAGTTACATTGAACCAATCTGGAATGCAATCAAGACGTTCATCACAGAAACACTTGTGCCTGTGTTCATCTCGCTGGGGAATAAGGCTGTCGAGATTTGGAACGTCATCAAGAACGCAATTGCTTTTGCATGGAATGACGTTATCAAACCAATTTGGGATGCAATCTACGGATTCATTGTCAACACTCTGATTCCGATCTTTGAAATCTGGTGGGGAGTTGTCTCCACGATCCTCACCTACATTGGTGAGAAGATTCAACGCGTATGGACTGACATCATTCAGCCCATCTGGAATCTCATTTATGGGTACATCACCACATACCTGATCCCCTATTTTCAGTTGTTGTGGAACATTGTCTCAATTGTGTGGGACGCAATCTCTACCGCAATCAGTTATGCGTGGAACAGCATCATTAGTCCAGCATTCGAGAAGATCAAGTCTGGGATCTCAACGGTGTGGGGGTTCTTTCAGACCGCTAAGGACATCATCTCAACTGTGTTCTCAACAATTGCGGACAGCATCTCCGGTCCATTCCGTGAAGCATTCAACTTCATTGCACGCGCCTGGAACAACACCGTGGGCAAACTGTCATGGACGATTCCTAGAATCGTTCCGGTGTTCGGCGGTGACACAATCTCCGCACCCCGTCTTCCAGAGTTCGCCAAGGGTGGAATGTTCAACGCAATGGGTGGTGGTGCAGGACTCGCAGTCTTGCATGACAATGAAATGATTCTGAATCCGCAACAGCAGAAAGCATTGTTCAGCGGAAACGGGATGGGTGGTGGAGCGTCTGTCTACAACATCAATGTGAACGTGTCCGCTACCGCTGACAAGGCATCCATTGGACAGACCATTGTTGAAGCGATCGCATCTTATGAACGCAGGTCTGGTTCCAACTGGAGGAGCGCATGAGCGCAACACTTCTTGATGGTGCAGTTCTAACTGTTGAGATTGGGTTCTCCACATCGAGCGGTTCAGGTCAGGTTCCGTTGGGTTCAACCCTCGCTTCAATCAATTGGACTGATGTCAGCGCATATGTTCGGAGCGTGTCCACCAGTCGTGGACGCTCAAGTGAACTTGACACATTCCAAACCGGATCTGCTTCAATCGTGTTCTCTAACGCTGACCGCCGGTTTGATCCTGAATACACAGCAGGTCCATATTTCGGGACGTTGACACCTCTCCGTCCGGTGCGTATTCGCGCGCAATACGGTGCAGGTGCAACCACCAATCTGTTCTTTGGTTGGGTCGAGCAATGGCCCCAGACATATGAGAACCCGACTGATGCAACGGTGACCGTTACTGCTTCGGATTCATTCAAGATTCTGAACCTGCTCACCTTGCCTTCTCTGTGGGATTATCAGATCACAACTGACACGGTGCCAGCGGGAAGTCCTGATGGGCCTACGCAATGGTTCAAGTTTGATGACGGGGCTACACCCACAAGCGCGTTTGATTCATATCAAAACGTGACGGGCGGAACGTGGCAGCAGTTCTACGGATACACACCCGCTGGTGGTTCTGCTGATTCATTAGTGAAAAACACCACCACCCGTTCAGCAGTTTTTGATGGGTTGAATTGGATCAATTGTTCAGAACTGCAACCACGCGTGCGACTGCCTGCAACATCAAACAAGTTCACAGTCGAGTTCTGGATTCAAACCACCACAACTGTTCCCGCAGATTTTGGGATCATGGGTGGCGGTCGTGACTGGGGCGTTGGCATGACCGTGAACGGTGCCGGTGTCGGTGTCATTCGCGGGTTCTTCAATGATCCGGTGTTGGGCATCTATCCAACAATGGTCACCACAACTACACAGGTGAATGATGGGAATCCTCATCATGTTGTGATGGTGTTTGATTATCAAACATCACAACGCAGCATCTATGTTGATGGGGTCAATTTTGCTGGTGCCTATGAAACCTATCCCACGTTTTCATCAACATACACAGGTGACATTTCCACATACAAAATTGGTTGGATCTTCGCACCGTTCACAACTGCTGCTGACAACTTTACGTCAGGGTTGAAAGCAACCATTGATGAACTGGTGATCTACAACGGTACAACATTGTCTGCTGCACAGGTAGACAACCATTATGCAATTGGTAATGGAACCTACGGTGCGGGGCAACGCACAGATGAACGCATCAGCACCGCGTTGACACTTGCTGAATGGATGACTGATGGAACAAGTTTGAACACGGGTTCAGGCACGGTGCAGGGTGTTGACATTGAAAACAAAACACCGCTTGCTGTCGCTCAGGAATGTGAGAGCGCTGAACAGGGAAGATTGTTCATTGACCGTGACGGGAAAGTGAAGTTCATCAGCCGGTCTGCGTTCGCTACGACCTCCACCTACAACACCAGTCAATACACTTTCGGTGACGGTTCAGGTGAGTTGGGCTACACAAGTTTGGAGTTTGCGTTCAACGATCGTCTCATCTTCAACCGCTCAATTGCTGGACGCAGGAATGGCGCAACTGCAACACTCAATGACGCGACATCACAGGGTCAATATTTTATCAGAACAAGTTCAGTTACTGACCTCATCGTGGACACGGATCAGCAGGTTGTTGACACAGCAACAGCGCTTTTGGCTGCATACAAGCAACCATTGATGCGTGTCGAGCAACTCACATTCACACCCCGTCAATCACCGTCCACCCTTTACGCTGTAGCAATCGGTGTTGAGATTGGAACACGGTTGACTGTGAAGAGGAGACCACAGAATGTGGGTTCTGTTCTGTCCAAAGAA